CTCCACGTGCGCGATTTGCGCACGTGGAGTTATAGTGTAGTTGGCGATCTTCTTCGCCCGATTTAAGTGTTAAGGTAGTGCTATTAAGCGTTACGACGCTTTCTAGTTCTGCACTTAATACTTTTTTTTGTTTTACATCTTTATCATACCCGTTCCCTGGGATAGTGGGACCCCCTCTGTCATGAGGTAAGACATTAACTGAGATTAGACAGGTCTGTGAAGTATGTCAAACGTATATATAGTAATACCGATTTCTTATGCCTCTATAGGAAGATGAAGTATTTAACTGGTGGTGTGTACTTGTTTTTAACAAGCGCGTCCTTTATGGATTCACACTTTATCACCTAGGAATAGGTGACACCAAGTTACTCGTAAGAGAGACTATCTTGTAATCGGTCATGAATTGATAATTCAGACTCGATTGTAAACTGATCTTTATTGATCACTCTAGCGCCTACTTGGCGTATTTTGAAAGAGTAAGGAGTTCGAGACGTGCCCTACTAGCATGGGCCGACGTAATGGTCAAGCGAAACTCGATTTATCTCATTAGTTCCGGTGAGACTTCAGAATCACATATCTTGAGATTGGCACTCGATGATAGATTGTGAGCTACTTGACAAATATAATATTTAGGACACTTTAACTAGCATTTAGCAATAGTTTTATCGCAATGTTTAGGGTATTCAGAAACCTTGGTATTTATACCGTAAGACGATTTATGAGTTATTTCGCGAATTTTAGTGTGAGTGTGATGTGGATTATTTTTGCATTCGAGGGACTACCATCCTTTTATTTTTTGAACACAGCATGAACTTTATTGATCAGGCTAGCAAATACGGAAAAAGTGTTCAGAAGAAGCTGGTACGCCGAAGGCCAGCCCTTAAATATGCTATCAGAGATACGAAGCAGGTGATTTCGATTACTTGCTCAGCACTTATGGCTTTTGCCAGTTTGTTTTGGTTTGTGCCATTACTTAATTATTATCTTTTAGGATATTTCGCGGTTATAGGTTTTTCGTGGTGGACGAAATTTGGAGTTACAGAGTTTTTGATGGGCCATAGTCCATCTTCTGTTGACGAAGCTTGTGAGTGGGTCCTTAGAGCCCTATGTATGAGCTTGTATATTGTCATCCCTGTACTGTCGTGTTGGATGTTTGCTCTAGTTGTTGCTAGTATTTACGGCATTGAGACAGAGCGTAGGATGCAACAGTGGTTGTATCGTCTGTGGCTTTTGCAGGAGCGCACGGGTATTAGTTTTGATCCTCAAATGGGAGATTTCGAAACTAAGTCTGATAGGCGCTGTAAGTTTCGTAGAAATAAGGAAGCAAGAGTCAAAGGACGAGTTCGGAGGACCGGTAAAGGAAGGAAATGGAAACCTGGTAAAGACGATGTATTTACCCCACAGTTAGGTTCGATTGCAATTGCTAAGGCTTTAACAAACCTTGCCAACATTCGAGGCATTCCGATTACTCCGGATGTCTTGAACAAGGTTGAAGATTTGGTAGCATTTTATGTAGCTGCAAAAGATTGTACCACAACATCAGGTTTTCTCGCTACAACATTTTTGTATCTGAAGACTCATTATCATAAGTCAGTAGCTGATTCAGCTATGACCTATATTACGGAGTATTTAGATGCTACTTTTGATTCTCAAACTGGTGAGATCGATGTTGCGGCAAATGATGATAAGCCTAGTTGGTTGTTGCTTTTGAAGGAAGTGCAAGCCAATTGGGCTCTTGTTATCAGGAATGAAGGTTTTAAGAAAATCTCACATGTGCTCAGCTTGTGCTTGGCACTTGGATTGTGTGATGCTGCTGATCTTGATTTCCAAGTCGGAGGAATGAAATTGTTTTCCATCGGAGCCTATACAAAGCAGGCAACTGCTGTAGACTTGGTTGATGCGGCTTTCGAGACCATAGTCCACTTTACCGAAGGTGGATATATGTGTTTCGAGCGTAAGTCACTAAAACCTCTTTTATATGGCAATATGGAATGCGAGGAATTTGAGGAAAAATTTGCAAAGTGCCTCCGCTGTCATGAATATGCCCGTTGTGGTAACTTGGAGAAGTATGAAGGGATGACAGAAAACGATTATGAAGCTTTGCTTGTACAGTGTATCGAGAAGGTACAAATGTTGATTACCACCAGTCGTGGAGTCATCGAGAAAAACATCTTTAGACGTAAACTCGACACTCTTCGCCAGTGGCAAGCCACATTTAGACAGACTCGTGTACAAGGTGGACTTCGTGAAGCCCCATATTCGATTGGAGTTTTTGGTGGAACAGCCGTTGGCAAATCTACCATTGCGAACATCTTAATGGTGACCACGCTTATGCGTAACGGTTATGCTGCTACAGATGATCGTATTGTTACTCTCAATGAGAGGGACAAATTCATGTCGAATTATAGGTCTTACACTAATGGAGTTCTTATTGATGATATTGGAAATACCAAACCAGATTTCGTTGAGAAGGCACCTACTACTTTGATGTTAGAGTTGGTCAATAACGTTCGTATGTATGCGAACATGGCCGAAGCTGACATGAAGGGTAAGGTATCTGTCGAACCGAAAGTTGTGATTGGTACTAAGAACGTCAAAGATACTTGTGCCACTGTATACTCAAATGAGCCTGCCTCGATCACTCGTCGTGATCGCATTACACTCACCTGCAGGGTGAGGGAAGAATACGCTGTTCATGACATGTTGAACGAGGACAAGATTCGCGCACTTCATCCTGAAGGTACTCCGCTTATCCCCGATTTCTGGTTGATTACGGTTGAGAAATCGTTTCCAGTCAAGAATAAGACTAAGGGAAAAGCCGCTACCGTCGGATGGGAGGTCGTCGAATGGAATGGAAGACCTCTGGAAGATATTAGTTTAGCTGAGTTTATTCGCTGGTGCGGACAGGATTCTGAGAAATTTTATAGATCTCAGAAGGAACTTGTTGAGAACCAAACGAATTTAGCAGGAAAACTAGTTATTTGTCCAGAGTGTAGGTTTCCTAAACCAGATGTTTGCCAATGTGACACACCTGTGCATCAAGTATTGCACAAGATGGATACTCGGTGCGTTACTGGTTATTGTACTCGTTGTGAAGCTTGGCATCACGAAGAGTTTTATGACTCTGAGGAAGAATCTAATAATGATGATTCCTCTGAGGTTTTTGAAAACCAGATTGGTGAAAGATTGGTTGCTGCAATGTTGCCACGGGTCCGTCGTTGGGACAGGTGGTGGCATCGCAAGACATCATACTGGACTGCTGCCATCGAGACTCGTGCTACCGAGATGCTTTTAGAGCGTCTCGATTGGCTCGAGACTTCTCGTTGGGTTAAATGGACAAATTGGATGCCTACTGAATGGATTGAAAAGGATTGGATGAAGAATGTCGTTTGGTTTACCCATAAGGTAACTCTTGAAGAACGTATTCGTCGAGCCTATTTAAACCACATAATTAGTATGTTATTCATTATTGCATTGTCTATTAATTTTAGTTGGTATCTTTTGTATTTATTATTACTTCCATTATCTGGTATTTCTGGTGTTGTTGCATGTGAAAAGAAGAAACTTTATACTGAAATTTCTGAGGATAACAAAGCTATGCCTAAAGTATTCAAGATGTATCGCAACAGGCACGTTAAGTGGATTACTGGGGCTTGCTTGGTTATTGCTAGTTTATATGCACTGTCTCAGATTTGGAAAGCTATTCAGGTTGTACCATCTGCTCAAGGTAACTTGGCGCCTACTTCTATGGTAGAGATCAAGGAACGTGATTCAGAGGTTAATCCTTGGGCTGGAGTTTTTACTACACCAATGCCGTGTAGCGATAAGTCTAAGACAACAACACCTGACCAATTAGAAAACCGTGTTTTTGATAATTTATGTCATATGCACATTCAAGTTGATGATAATGGAAAGGAGAGACACTTCGAGTGTGATGCTTTCTTCCCAAAGTCAAATGTGGCACTTGTGCCGCAACATATGTGGGTTGCTGATGACGTAAAAGCCAAATTTACACGCCATTCTCCTAATGATATTGGAGGTAATTTTGAATGCTTCCTGTATAAGAAGAATAGTGTAAACATTCCTAATACGGATCTTTCTTTGGTTTGGGTACCAAACGGAGGAGATTGGAAGGATCTCACTGATTATTTACCATTAGATCGTTTCGCTGATGTACCAGCTCGTCTTATTTATAAGAAGGCTGATGGTACTAGTGCGAAATCGAAATTACGTATGGAGTGTGGTGATGTAACCACATATGCTGCAAGTTTCTTTGGTGCCAAATACGATTTGACCTTCGAGACTTTCGAGGGTTTGTGTATGGCCCCAATCGTTACCGAGACGAAGGGACCACTTATTGGTGGCTTTCATCTTGGTGGCAAGAATGGAGAGACTCGCGGTTGTTGTGGGTTACTCACTTCAGGACAGTTTGAGAAGGCTTTCGAAGCGTTAGGTAAAAAACCTAATGTTGTTCTCGCTAAGAGTGCAGGAACTATTCCTACAAAACTCTACGATGTACAATTCTTTGAGAGCACTGATATCCACCCTAAGAGTCCTATTAATTTTTTGCCTCATGGTACAAATTGTAAGTATTATGGACAGGTTAAGGGTAGAGTCACTTATAAAACTGAAGTTAATGAGACTGTGATTTCCAAACACGTGGAGGACGTGTGTGGAGTTCCTCAGAAATGGGGTGGTCCTAAATTTGGTACTTGGCAACCTTGGCAAGCTTCTCTACAATTTTCCACTAAACCATCCTGTGGTATTGAGGGATCATTGTTAGAGAAGGCTTCTGAGGATTACACTAAGACCCTTCTTGAGATGCTGGATGATATTCCAGGACTCACTGTTGATGTCTGTCCTTTGACGGAGATGGAAGTTATTTGTGGCCGAGATGGTATTCGTTTTATTGACAAAATGCCACCTTCGACTTCAATTGGCTATCCTCTTAGTGGTCCAAAGTCAAATTTCTTGACTTTATGTGATCCTGAGGATTATCCTACTCACCAGTGTCCTGCGATTCTTGATCAGCGTTTTTGGGATCATGCCTATGAAATGGAAGAACTCTATTTACAGGGTTTGAGGGCTTACCCTATTTTTAAGGCTTGTCTTAAGGATGAACCTACAAAGCTCGACAAGGATAAGGTTAGAGTATTTCAAGGAGCACCTATTGCTTTGCAATTACTTATTCGTAAGTATTATCTTCCTATTGCTCGTATCTTATCCATGTTGCCTCTTACTTCTGAGTGTGCTGTTGGCATTAATGCCCAAGGACCAGAATGGGATCAGCTTGCTAAGCATGTAGCTAAGTATGGTAAGGAGCGTATCCTTGCTGGTGATTACAGTAAGTACGACCTCCGCATGCCTGCTCAGGTCATGTTTGCAGCTTTTCGTATTATGATGGACATTGGGCGCCACTGTGGTTATTCAGAGAGGGACCTTGCTATTATGGAGGGAATCGCCACTGACGTGTGCTATCCCCTGATGGCTTATAATGGAGATTTGATTCAACATTATGGTTCCAATCCGTCAGGACAAAATCTTACCGTATATATTAACTCTATTGTAAATGCTTTATTGTTTCGCTGTGCGTACTATCACATTTGTAAGGACCGTAAGGACCTTCCAGAGTTTAGGGACGTATGCTCATTGATCACATATGGGGATGATGCAAAGAGTTCTGTAGAGGAAGCTTTTCCTGAATTTAATCACATTGCTGTGGCGAAGTTTCTTGAAGACCGTGATATGAAATTCACAATGCCTGATAAGACTTCGAATCCTACACCATACATGCATGATGACGAGGCTGATCTGCTCAAACGTGCTAATATTTATAGTGAAGACACTGGTATGATCATGGGCGCTTTGGATGAAGATTCTATTTTTAAGAGTCTCCATGCTGTGCTCAGATCAAAGGCAATTACCCCTGAGCAACAGGCAATGCAAAACATTGACGGTGCTCTACGCGAGTGGTTTGCTTATGGACGTGACCATTATGAAATGAGACGCGAGCAGATGTTGGAGGTTGCTAAGCGTGCTGATATCGCTCACGGTTGCACCGTACTCTATGAATCTTATGATGATAGACTACAGGTGTGGAAGGAGAGATATGAGTAGGCTGGCTGCCTTAGTCTTGGGCAGACATTAAATGCATCCGCTGTGTCTTGGGCAGACGAAAAATGCATCCAATATTGTCCTGGGAAGACAATAAAAGCATCCCTCTGGGCGTAACCTACCACGTCTATCGGAACCAAAAGGGGGCACTCTGTATTGGGTTACCACGCATTCCCAATATGTCAGTCATTGGGGGATGACGAAGGCTTGCAGAGTGAGGCATTTTCCTCGTAAAATACCCCTATTTAGGGGAGTGTTCGCCGCACGTAAGACTGACGCACGCTGTACTGGTTGAGTCACCTTTACGAGCGTTAATGAAGACTTACTACAACAAATACAAAAAGATTTAATGTTACAATTAATGAGGAAAATTTGGAGTCACAACACCAAAATGTTAGGTTTAGTGATCAGACTCCACAATGGGACTACACCGTAGATAGTATGCCAGATAGTACTTTTAAAATTGCTGATACTGATGATGCGTCATTAGAAAATTTCTTTTCGCGTCCAATCAAGATCCAATCTTATAATTGGGGGACTGGTACTAATTTATTTGAGACGTTTAATCCTTGGCAGGATTTCTTTGAGAACACCAGGGTTATCAATCGTATCACAAATTATAATCTTTTACGGTGCAAACTTAAAGTCAGGATCATGCTCAACGGTAATGGTTTTCATTACGGTCGTGCGATCGCGTCGTACATACCTCTCCACAATCTCGATGATTTTACGAAAGATAGGGCGTTTTTTATCGAAGATGTGGTCGAGGCTAGTCAACGGCCGCACGTATATTTGGATCCTACGACTAGCCAAGGTGGTACACTTACTCTCCCCTTTGTTTGGTATGAGAATGCTTTAAGGATTCCCGACCAAGAGTGGAGAAATATGGGAGACATTATTATTCACGGGATGCAAAATTTGAAACATGCCAACGGTGCTACAGATTCTGTTACAGTTTCTGTATTTGCTTGGGCTGAAGAAGTTTCGCTTTCCATTCCTACCGCAAATGAACCAGGCTCACTTACGCCTCAGATGGGTGAGATTTTTACTCCTCAAGTAAATGATGAGTATGGTTCTGGCCCGATTTCACGCCCCGCAGGTATAGTGGCTAAGGCTGCCGGTGCTTTAAGTAAAGTTCCCGTGATTGGTCAGTATGCAAGGGCTACAGAGATGGCTGCATCAGCAGTATCTAGTGTTGCAACAATGTTTGGATATTCACGTCCTGTGGAACTTGCAAATATTACACCGTATAAACCAACTTATTTGGGTAATATGGCAAATACAAATGTGCCTGATACTAGTAATAAATTGACACTTGATGCCAAGCAAGAACTCACAATTGATCCACGAGTGATGGGTCTTGGTATGACAGATGAAATGACAATTAAGTCCATTGCACAAAGAGAGTCTTTTTTGACCCAATTTGGGTGGGCTGTCGCTGATACCACGGAGACATTACTGTGGAATAGTGAGGTATGTCCTGTATTGTGGAATACACTGTCTAGTACACCACAGGAATTACATTTTCCAGCATGTTGTTTTGCTACTTTACCATTTAAAAGGTGGCGGGGTACAATGAAATTTAGATTTCAGATTGTTGCTTCCACTTTTCATAAAGGTAGATTGAAAATCACTTATGATCCTTCATATCCTTTGACAAATGAATATAATACAAATTATACGTATATTATTGATTTAGCCAAAGAACGTGATTTTACGATTGAAGTTGGTTGGGGTCACGAGAAGAGTCTAATTAATCATCGTACACCTGGAGTTGATAATCCACCTTATGGAACAACTCCGTTAGGTGGTGATCCTGGTGGATTTGCAAATGGTATAATTTCCGCTTACGTCGTGAATGAACTTACCGTTCCTAATTCCACGGCTGATAATGACATAGAAGTTAATGTTTTTGTTTCAATGGGTGATGATTTCGAGGTTTTTGATCCCGATCCATCCGACATTGAAGATCTTGTCTGGTTTCAACCGCAAGTTGGGGAAGTATTTGCACCTCAGATGGCAGAACAGAATGGTTCCAATCCAGATTCCGATCTTACGAAGAATGAAGATGAACCAATGAAAATGGAAGCATCTGAGACATTAGCAGTACCTTTGAGTGATCAGGATCATACAATATGTGTGTATTATGGAGACCCAGTAACATCTTTTCGACAATGTCTTAAAAGATATAATTGGCACTCAGCAGTTTCACCATCGGTTAATAGTAAACTTATTTTTTCATTGATAAATAATAATTTTCCATATTATCGTGGTTATGCTCCTGGTGCTGTTCATTTAACAGATGCATCTGGAGTCCCAGTACCATATAATTTTTGCAAGATGACACTTCTTAATTATATAACTCCCGCATTTACATGCGTTCGTGGTGGATTAAGGTGGAAATATCTGCGAACAGGAGATTCCACTAATGATACGTCTCTTATGCAACTAAAACGTGTTGCAGATCGAGACGCTGTTTATGCACAAAGTGAAATTCTTTCTTTTTTTAATGGTAATAGTAGTGCACCTGAACGAATTCGCCAAGCGGCAGTCCGACTACCGCATACTTGGGATGGTGCCGTCGCAACAACTACACGTCAAAATCCGGTGTTAGAGGCAGAAATGCCATATTATTCTAACTTACGTTTTTATCCGGGTAAAGCAGCGAATAAAACGTCGATTACTGCATTTAATCAGTTTCATCAGTTATCGACAATATGGGAATCAGCAGTAGAAGATTCACCATTGATTCATTGTTATTGCTCCGTTGGTGAAGATTTCAATCTTGGATTCTTCACTGGAGCTCCTGTGGCTTGGCGAGTGCCACAGTTATCAGATCCTCCTGCTGTTTAAGCAGGGGTTTTGGGGACAGACACCCCGTTACAGAAAATGTGGAGTTATAAGATTCTCCAGCAGGAAAAACAAAATCCACATCTCGGTGGCTGAGATGGGGGACAATTGTCCCTGAGCTATGCCGTATCTATTTCATGTGATGAAATTTTTACCTGGCATAGCCAGGGTTTTTCGTAGTCACAAGTTCTAGTTAGCGTAGCTCAGTAGTGTATTTAAACACACTACCTTTGAGTAGGTTTAAAAATTTGCAGACCTACTCAACGCGAG